CACCGAATAAGCTCTCATAGTAAAAGCTTGAGTCAAATATTAAGCCATTTCTGAATCCTACTAGCAATCTACGCAAACACCTCTCCGCTCCTATAGGACGACGTGAAAAGTTAAGTAGTGGCAAGGTACAGTCGCAGTTGCGACCGAGGCCTGCCTGGCAAGGTTATACGTTGTGGCCCAATTGTGGCTCATGTCCGGTACTCCGGTAGACTTCCTAGTTTGTTGAATTAAAACTAGGTGCGGCAATCTAGGGGCCAAAGAAACAACCTATTTCAGAACCAGACACGAACAAAGATGAACATCAAGCGCATTGTCAAGAACGAGAAACTCACTGATTTCCTATACGTCTTTGAGGTTTCTCTTAGTCGAGCAGTACTCGCTAAGAACACACAAGTTAGGAACACCCCGTTTGGGTTCTTGCACGGACCCAGCACCGACGGTTACATCATGTACGCCGAGGCATGTTTCGCTCTCTATTGGCAGCTCCGCGACGCCACTAGTACCCGCGGGGTGGCTACTGCCCTCACGACTTTTTACCACACCATGTCTGGTTGCTCAGTCACTGGAAGTGCAGCGCGTCTCATTCACAGTTTTGCTCACGAGTTGCATGTAGAGTTCACCTGGCACCAAGCCGGGTCCTCGTGGATCGACATTATGGACCAGCTTTACAACAACACCAAGAAGGTCGTCAAATCTGCTCTCGGAGACAAGATAGTGAGGGTGATCAACCACGTTGTTGCACACGCCGTGTACAAGAGGCTGGACGTGCCCGTCGACATCAAGCTGTTTGGCGAGGTGGAAAAGAAGGTCATGAGACCCACCGTTTGGGATGTTGCAAGTTTCGCTGATGCCGTGGTGAACCTGATCTTGTTCATTTGCAAATCTGGTAGGCAAGCTCTCGCCACGGGCGACATCAACTGCTTCTTCGTGGATGACTCTGTCGTCAGCGATTGGTATCTCAACGCATGCAGGTTGCGCAAGGACTATGAGTTTACGAACAACCCTTCCTGTGTCGGCATGGCGCTCCCGCAGTATATCGAGGACGTAAAGTCCGCCATAGCCATGGGCAAATCTTTGCTACCTATCTTTCGTAAGGGCAGAGAGAGCAACATTCTCACCAACACTCTCCTAGAGTTGGAGCTTGTGCTCAAGCGCGTGACCGTCAC